ATGTCTTGTGGACAAATAGCATTAGACAAGCTTGGCATAAAGCCCACAAATTATTTCGCTAGTGAGATAGACAAATTCGCTATCCAAGTGGCAAAGAAAAACTTTCCTGAGACTATTCATTTAGGAGATGTTACCCAATTGCAAACTAGCGGTGATCATTTGCTTGATGAATTTGAGTGTGGGCATAAGATTGATTTACTTATCGGTGGCTCACCTTGTCAGGGATTTTCGTATTCTGGAAAGAGACTTAATTTTGAAGACCCAAGGTCGAAGCTATTCTTTGAATATGTTAGGCTATTGAAAGCGCTTAAGCCCAAATACTTTTTACTTGAGAATGTGCGTATGGCAAAAGCTAGTCAAGATATTATTAGCGAATACTTAGGCGTAGAGCCTATTGTGATTAATAGCAATCTTGTAAGCGCTCAGAATAGACACAGATTATATTGGACTAACATCCCTAATGTGACGCAACCAAAAGACAAAGGCATACTATTGAGACACGTTCTAGAAGACTATGACGCTATAGGAGATGAGCATTTCCACTCAGATAAAGCAATTCAATATATGGAGCGTGGCAATAAGAAGTGGATGCAAGCAGGTTCTAGACGTGCTGATAGATACACTCAAAGCCCAGAGAAAGAGAAAGCTTTTACACTTACGGCAAACTTTCATAAGGGCGTACCCTATAATTACTTTGATGATACTAGGGCAACATCAAATGCTACTACAGGTTTAATACTTGAAGGCCATGCAACCAATTTAAAGGGGCATGACTACGTTAAGCGTATATATTCACCTGATGGTAAAGCTCCAAGCTTATGCGCCTCTAGCGGTGGTAATTTAGAGCCTAAGATATCTGTAAAAGGCGCTCGTATTGTCAACAGGCGCTTAGATAAAAATGGAAAACGTCAAGATAATGATACGAGCATTCCATTACAGGCTCGTATAGAAGTTAGAGCTGATGATATCTCTAATTGCTTAACAACCGTCCAGAAGGATAGCATTGTAGTGAAAGACAAGCGGTGGCGTAAGCTAACGTGCTTAGAATGTGAACGTCTTCAAACAGTTCCAGATAATTATACCTCTGGAGTGAGTAAAACCCAACGCTATAAAATGTTAGGCAATGGTTGGACAGTAGATGTAATTTCACACATATTGAAAGGAATATAAAATGGGAAATAGAGCAACAATAGAAGTAGTAGGTGATAAACTAGCAGGTGACAAAGCGCCTTGTTACATATACGTTCACTGGTCAGGTAGCCCTGATACTGTTAAACAGTTTGTAAATAATGCCGCACCTGTCATGCGTAAAACAGATGTCAACTACGCTACTACTAGATTAATAACTGAGATATGTAATTATGTTGAGGGTGGTTTATCTGTAGGTGTATATCCTGCAACTGAGAGTAACAAAGAAACATGGGACAATGGACACTATGTTGTAGACATGAGCGAAGGTCACATCAAGAATGATGGTAAGCTTATAGCTACTGGCATAGAATTTGGAGATTTTTAAAATGAGTAACAAATATTTTAATGTAGATAAATTTAAACAAGACGAACAGAGAAAGGACTTTATAATGAATGCACTTGTATGGGCTGTATTATTCTTCGCAGCCATAGGCGTACTCTCAACGTTTAGCCTAGTTTTAACTATGATATGGGAGTGGTTTGTATGACTAATAAGAGAAGCTTAGAAGTTATATGGGATGCCTTGCACGAATGGCAGGACATACACGAAGGACGCAACCCAGTAGGTAAAGAAACTTATGAGGAGCGATGGGACGATATCTGTACCGCTATGGCATGGATTAAAGAAGACTTAGAAGACATACAGTATGCAAATAAATATAACATGACACAAACTGAAAAGGAAACAGTACAATGATAAAAAACATAACAGACTTTAACGCTGATAATTTATATAGAGTAAAAATATCTAGAACACGTTATCTAATAGAACTGCACGAAAAAGCTCTTGTAGATTACGAAACTTTTCGTGAACCTTGTGGGCGTATATCTAACTGTTTATCTCCAGAAGCATTCCCAAATTTTGAGCCTCATTATTATATAAAAGAAAAATGGTTTGATAAATCTAGTGGTAAATGGGAATTTATTGTTGCATGTCAAATAGTTTCAACAGATATGGAATATGATGGGTTTGTTACTGATGTAGTACATGTAGGACATTGTGAAACTCATATGCATATAACTTACAATACACTTTTAGATGGTGATCATTTAATGTCTCTAGGTAGACTAGTAAGGAAAGCAGAAATTGTATTGCCACAACTCAATGAACAATATGAAAAAGAATTAAACAAAGAAAAGGAAACAGTATAATGACTAACATAACTCAAATTAAAACATCTCAGGATAAACTAATCTTAGCTCATTTGCGTAAAGCATCTAGCATTACGGTGAGAGAGGCTATGGTTGAATACAGCGTTAATAGCTTAACTAAACAGATATCTAGGCTACGCAGCCGAGGTCACAATATCATATCAACATGGCGTAGCCACCCTATTACAGGCCAACGCTATACAAGGTACACATTATTAGAAGAAAGTGAGGTGTAATATGCCAAAAGATTATCATCAAATCAGAATTAAGAAGCAGTTAAAAACTAAGAAAGTTTTAAAGCAAATGTCTGCTGAACAGAGGGAAGCAATAAAAGAGATACAAGAAAGTGTAGCTCAATGCATAAACATGATTAAAGAGTGCAACGACTTGTACATGAGTGATATCTCTAAGCTAGAACTGTCTTATCATAACCTGACATGGGCATTCGAAGTGGGTGATGTATGAGTATATCTGGAGAGATAGAATATTGTGAGGAGCAGATAGAGAAACTACGTGAAGATTTAGACGAACTCTATCTGCTTAAAATGCACAAACTGGCTACCCTACTTAGCATTAAGAAAAGGTTAGCTAAACTAAAAGGACTGCATGAGTAATGTCAGAATTAAAACCAATATTTTATTGCCCTGAGTGTTTAAGTCAGGGTGATAAGAACAAGCTTAAAGTGTTTTATACAAAGGAATACTTTGCATTGGGCTTTCCTAGTATTAGGAGACGCAAGAAGTGTATAGCGTGTGACTTTAGAATTAATACAATAGAAATGGAATTGACAGAATGATTTATAGATACGTAGTAAATACAATTAGTGACAAATCAGGTAAGCTTGTATGTTATGAGACTTGCCAAACAAAAGATGAAGCCTTGAGGGTAGTTAAACGCTACGCAGCAATAAAAGGATTAACCAATAAAATTGAGGAGAGACAACATGATTGAGATAGAACGTGAGAAATACTTTGTAATGTCTATACGAAAGTTAAAGCCAAGCAGTGTAGGCCACCCAAGGTTTAAACTAAATGTAGTAGACAAGGATGGAAACGAAAAGATATTACACACTCGCAGAGACAGATCGTGGGTATACAAGATTGATAAGTCTTGGGAGAAACGTATGATTGATGGCGTTGTGAGTGATAGTGTAAAGAGAAACTACACTCTGGAACAAGCAACCATAGCTGAAACGTTTGACTTTTAAGATGTTTGAACGCTTATTAAATACACTCTTATGGATATTCATATTCTATCCATTTCTTTTAATGATGTACACTTATTATGGAGTAAACTAAAAATGAAACAACAAATCCCCAAGCAATCTGCTAAACTCCTGGAGATAGCTGAGTTTTATCTTAACTCTGAAGCATTTAAGAGACTTAAGAGAAAGACGCAACGAGACTATGAAAGCCATTTGAAAGCTATTGTTAATACAGTAGTAGAAGGCAAGGCGCTTGGGGTTTACCATAACAAGAACATCAAGGTTAGACACTTGACTGCTGCCTACGAGCAGTGGTTACAGTCTGGAGTTCGTAGTGCAAATTATCGCAAGACAGTCTTATCTGCCTGTTGGAAGCACTCAATGCGCTATGATGTGATGATACACAACCCTGTATCTTTAGTTCAGACACAAAAGACGGACAGGCGTACCGTGATGTGGACGAGAGAGTACGTTAAACGCTTCTTAGATGAAGCATATGCTAACTTTAACTACCGAAGCATAGGTTTGATCGTACATATGGCATACGAATGGGGGCAACGTGTAGGTGATATGCGCCTGTTAAAATGGGAAGCCCTGGACCTTACCAAATGTCGCTTGGATATTAAACAAAGTAAGCGAGGTGCAGAAGTTCACCTACCCATAAGTAAAAATTTGTGTCAAATGCTCCAGGCGCAGCAGGAAGATTTTGGCTTCCAAGATTATGTAGCACCAAGGGTCAAGCCCAGGTCTGGAGCATTTACGCCGTATGATTTAGAGGAAATATCCCCTAATATCAATGCGTTACTAGACAAAGCTAATCTACCAAGAGAGCTTACTGCTATGGATTTGAGGCGTACTGCTGTAACAGAAATGCTCGAAGCAGGTGTTGACATTGCAGGAATACGTCAAGTAACTGGACACAAGAATATGCAGAGTGTTGTGCCATACATGGTCAATACATTTAGTGGAGCAAGTAAAGCTTTATCAGCGAGAGGTAATGATGATGATGAGTGAAGACGACGATTATTGGGGTAAAGCACATTCCTTTACAATCAAACTAGAAAATTTAGATCTTCCAATGGGAGAAAAATTTATGATGCACACTTTGTACGCAGTACAAGGTAAAGTAAAAGCAGCGAGAAAGAATAAACCCTTTCAAGAATGGACTTTTGAAGACATGTTAAACAGCGTGGTTGGAACTGGAGAACGTAGCTGATGAACATTAGAGGTTACTTAGATAGTCTCAACCTAAGAGATGAAGAGTTTATCCGCAGAGACTGTCCATCTTGTAGTGGCAAGAATACTTTCACTGCTACGAAAGAGATGGGTCAGATCAAGTATAACTGTTACAAGTTAGACTGTAATATAGGTGGCTACCACAATGTAGACCTGACTGCTGCGGAGATAAAGCAACTGCTTTCAATAAGAGAAACACCAAGGGAAATGGAGAAAGAGACAATGGAGATACCTGAATATGTAGTACAGCCCAGCGCTGAGCATGATAAGTTTCATAAGTTTGTAGCACAGTGGGGTCTTAAAGACTCTAGGCTACTCTATGATGTTAAGGATGAACGTGTTGTCTTTCCTATCTATCACTCAGGGCGTATCATTGATGCTAATGGACGTTCAGTAGGCAACAAACAGCCTAAGTGGTACAGATATACTGGCAAGGGTGATTACTTCTTTAAGCATGGCGATAGCTCTACACTAATTATAGTTGAGGATTGTGTGTCAGCACTGGTGGTATGCCAGGAAATACCACATGTAAATGCTATGGCTATCCTTGGAACGTCTCTAACAGACAAGCATATGGAGAGAATTGCAGAGTATGACAACATTATTGTAGCACTAGATCCAGATGCAGCACACAAGACCTTGCAGTTTAGCAGGGAGATACACCTATGGACAGGAGCTAAGACGATTGCTTTTAACCTTGACGACGACATCAAGTATAAAGTAGACAATGACATTGAGAGACTTAAGGAGATAGCACAATGAAGGATTACATACCAACGCAGATGGAACGAGAACTAATGAGCTTAGGTGTTATAGTCATACAAGAGAAACCAAAGGCGATGGGCTTTAAAGAAAGTCGAGCAGAGGTTAAGGCTTGGCATGATACACTCATAGTTGATGGCGAGGTAATGTTTTAATGTATAGTGTAGAGATGGAAGAGAACTGTTCTATAATTACTACACTTGATGAAGATGATGCATACGAAGATGTGAAAGTTACCATAGCGAATGATGGTACAGTTTATATGCAACAGTTTAATGAAGGTATATCGAGAGAGGATATGATCTATATGTCTTACAATCAACTTAAAGACATATTGAATGCAATACATTCGCCAGAGGGATGTTACTACGTAATAGAGAAGGTTACACTATGATTGAATTAGCACTTATAAAGACGCTACTAAACAGAGAATTTTATGATCAGCACAAGGGCATAAGATGTCCTGATAAGATATTCACTAAGGATATACGCAAGATCAAACAAACACTTGATGCAGCAATGAAGGATTATGATGGGGATCTAAACACATCAGACCTGGAAGCTTTGTTCTATGCACAAAACCAAACAATGACTACAGCTACCAAGACTGCATACAGTGATTTGTTTAGGAAGTTAAACAATGAAGATACAATTAAGGAAGACATAGCTGACAATGTTTTAGGTAAACTCTTTCAACAGTATGTAGGAGAGAAGGTTGCCAACTTAGGGTTTGACTTTGTTAATGGTAGTGAGGAAAGCCTTGAGCCATTACGCAGATTACTTGAGGACTTCAAGGACGACTTTACACCTAACATTAAAATAGATTGGGAAGACATAACTATTGACACGTTACTTGAAGCTAATGACTTGGCTACACAATGGAAGTTTAACATACCAAGCCTGAGACGTAAGGTTGAGGGTGTATCAGGTGGTCACTTGCTTCTCGTAGGAGCTAGACCTAACACTGGTAAAACATCCTTTCATGCTTCACTTATAGCAGGTGCAGATGGTTGGGCGCATCAGGGTGCTAAGTGTGTAGTCCTATGTAATGAGGAAGCATACGAGCGTGTGGGTGCAAGATACCTTAGTGCTGCAACCAATATGACAATGGAAGAGGTTAAGGGTAATGTAGCACTAGCACGTAAACGCTATGAGCCAGTACGCCAGAACATTCGTATCAAGGATAGCACTAACAAAGATTTGCAGTGGGTTGAGTCCTTAGTCAAACAAGAGAAGCCAGACATTCTTATATTAGACATGGGAGATAAGTTTGCTACAAAGAATAGTGATAAGTCCGATGTGTACCTAAAAGATGCCGCTATCTATGCACGTAACATAGCCAAGCAATATAACTGTTGTGTTGTATGGATGTCACAGTTGAGCGCTGTAGCTGAAGGTAAGGTATATGTAGATCAATCTATGATGGAAGGCAGTAAGACAGGCAAGGCAGCAGAAGCAGATTTGATGCTGTTGATAAGTAAGAACCCTATAGTTGAAGGTGCTGATGAAGAGGATACTCAGCGACACTTAAACATAGCAAAGAATAAACTTAAGGGTGGATGGCATGGGGTTGTCCACTGTGAATTAGATGGTGGTAGATCGCTATACACCGCATAGGAGAGAATATGAGATTAGTATTAGATGTAGAGAACACAACACAAAGACGAAACAATAAGTGGCATCTAGATCCTTACGAGCAGGGGAACTTTCTTGTACAGGTTGGTATGCAAAATGCAGATGCACCTGACGAGACACACATTGTTAACATAGACCATCAAGAAAAGAAGGATACCAGTGGCGCTGGGCGTAAGCTTATCCAGGATGTACTGGACCTTACAAAGCTTTTAATCATGCACAATGCACAACACGATATGATGTGGCTGTGGGAGTGTGGCTTTAAATATGATGGAGCTATCTATGATACAATGTTAGCTGAGTATATACTGTTGAGAGGTCAGAAGTTACCACTTAGTCTTGACGGTTGCGCCCAACGCAGAAAGCTAGAGATGCAGAAGCAAGACACACTCAAGAATTACTTTAAAGAAGGGTACAATACAAATGAAATACCGTTGGATGAACTTAGCTTTTATCTTAGGGGTGATCTCGACACCACTCGTGAGTTGTTCCATGCAATCGAAGCAGACTACGCCGAACCTGAGTCCAAGTCCTTGCATACAATCAGAGACATTACCTTTAGAACCTGTCAAACCCTCACCCGAATGTACATGTCAGGAATCAGGGTGGATAGATCTGCCCTTGACCAAGTGAGGCTAGAGTTTGAGCAAGAGAAAGCAGGTATAGAAGACAGGCTACAACAGCAGGTACGCAGGATTATGGGTGATACGCCTATTAATCTCAACTCTCCAGAGCAAATGTCTCAGGTTGTATTCTCTTGTAAACCTAAAGACAAGAAGGAATGGGTAGAGTTATTCGAACATACGTATAACAAGAAAGAGTTTAGGGCAGCAGTAGAAGCAAACAGTACTATCATACGTAGGACTAAGGCATTTACATGTCCAACCTGTCAGGGTGAAGGCAAGGTGTATCGTATCAAGAAAGATGGTACAAAGTTTGCTAGACCTAACAAGTGCAAAGACTGTGATGCTAGAGGCTATCAGCTTAAACCACTAAATCATTTAGCAGGTCTAGGTTTTGCTGCACCCAGTAAGAAGTGGGTTAGTGCCAATGGTTTCAGCACTGGTAAGGATAACTTAGATGTGTTGATTGGTACTGCCAAGACTAAGAAGATGGACGAAGCTGTATCATTCCTGACAGACCTGAAGCGTTTGTCTGCTGTTAGTAGCTACCTGAGTGCCTTTGTTGAGGGTATTGACACGTTCACTAAGTCTGATGGTTTCCTACATGTAGGTTTAACTCAACACATTACAGCTACTGGACGTTTCAGTGGGCGTAACCCTAACATGCAGAACATGCCAAGAGGTGGTACATTCCCAGTTAAGAAGGTGTTTGTATCTCGATGGAAAGGCGGTCACATTCTAGAGGCTGACTTTGCTCAGCTTGAGTTTAGAGTTGCTGCGTTCCTAGCACAAGATCCTGTGGCCATAGAAGAGATAGCTACAGGGTTTGATGTACATAGTTATACTGCTAAAGTTATTACAGATGCAGGGCAACCAACCTCTCGCCAGGATGCCAAGGCTCACACATTTGCCCCTCTATTTGGGGCGACAGGCTATGGAAGATCTAAGGCTGAAGAGGCATACTATATACACTTTAATGAGAAGTATGAGGGTGTAGCTGCATGGCACAAAAAGTTAGGCGATGAAGCTATACGATTTAATAAGATAACTAATAAGTCAGGGCGACAATATGCTTTCCCTGATGTTAAGCGCAATGCAAGGGGTGGGGTATCACACTTTACCATGATTAAGAACTATCCAGTACAGGGCTTTGCTACTGGGGATGTTGTACCTGTTGTGTTGATTGAAATGGAAGAGAGGATGAAGCATCTAAAATCTTGTTTAGTTAATACTGTACACGATTCAAGTGTGGCAGATGTACATCCAGAAGAGAAAGATGAGGTATTACAAATAATTGAAGACATGAATGATGATTTAACCAACCTGATAGAGAAATCTTATGGCGTTAAAATGAATGTACCACTGCTATTAGAATCTAAAATAGGTCCGAATTGGCTTGACGTACAGGACGTTTGACGGTATAACTGAGTCTCTTTAACACAAATCTCATGAGGTAAATAATGAGTACAGAAATATCAATAACTGGCATGGATAATGCCTCTATGGCTGCACTGATGGGTGTATCCGCAGAAACTAAACAATCAGCATCTTCTCTTGCACGTATTAACGTTGTAAGTACAGCCCTGAAGGGTGAAATGGAGCTTGGTGGTAAGAAGATCAAGACAGATGTAGTACCTGTAGGTGCATACAAGATTACGCAGGGTGACGATGTGTTCTACGCAGAACAGATAAGCATTCGTGTATTCGCCCAGCGCCAACAATGGCAACGTTGGAATGCATCAACTAATGAGATGGAGAAGTCTGTTATGACTACATCACTCAATGGTGATCTACAGGATAGCATTGGTGGTTTTAACTTAGGTAGACCATCAGGTTATGTAGAAGATTGGAATGCCCTACCTGAAGCAACTAAGGATCTAATGCGTACTGTTAAGCGTGTTAAGATCTTTATGGGTCTACTCACTGTCAAATCTCCTATGGATGAACATGGTGAGCCTATCTCTAAAGAGTATGTAGACCTACCGTTTGTAATGGATGTAAAGAACCGTGACAGTCTAAAGAACTTAGATGGTGCTTTAAAGACAGTACAGAGAGCTAATCTCTTGCCTATCATGTCTACACTAGAACTAGCAGGACAAGAGGGTTCAATCCCTACAGGTGCTACGTTTGGCTACATCACTGCTAAGGCAGGAGACAAGGTAGAACTTACTGAGGCTGATAACCAAACACTCAAGGACTTCTTAGGCTTTATTGAATATGGCAATGGTAAGATCCTAGACTTATACAATGAACGTTCTGACAAGGGTATGAGTGCAGCAGACGCTGAGCTTGTAGGTTCTATTGTAGATGTGGATGCTGACTAATGAATCATCCTGCAGAATTAGCTATGGTATCATTCCTACAAAAGGCTATGGCAGGTGAGTCCACTATGACTGAAGAGGTGGCTGATAAAGTCGCCTCTGATGTTAAGGATGCTTTGTTTAAGCAGTTCGACAGTGGTCCTCGTGATGATTTTCGTTTGCGTATGTCTAACATAGGTAAGCCAAGATGTCAGCTATGGTTTGAGAAGAATGAACCTGAAGACAAGACACCCTTTCCACCACACTTCCTGATGAACATGATATTAGGGGATATAGTTGAAGCTGTATTCAAAGGTATTATGAGAGCAGCAAAGGTTGACTTTAAAGATAATGATTATGTTACTCTTAAGTTACCTAATGGTGTGGAGATTAAAGGTGAATACGATATGGAATTGGATGGTAAGATTGACGATGTAAAGTCAGCTTCACCCTGGTCCTATCAGAACAAGTTTGCATCCTTTGATGCCTTAGCTACAGGAGATAGTTTTGGCTATATCCCACAGCTTGTAGGCTATGCAGAGGGCGCAGGTAAAGAGGTTGGTGGTTGGTGGGTAGTCAACAAGGCTAACGGAGAATTTAAGTATGTTTCTGCCAGTAGTGTAGATAAAGAAGCAGTACTTGATGATATTGAAGACCTGACAGATTACATCAACAATGATGAACCTTTTGAGCGTGAATTTGCGCCTATCGAAGAAACGTTTTACCGCAAGAAGACAGGTAACACTAAGCTAGGAGTTACATGTGGCTTCTGTGCATTTAAACATAAGTGTTGGCCTACTCTACAGACTTTACCTTCGCCTAATTCGAAGGCTAAGAATCCACCTATGGTAGATTATATAACTTTAAAGGAAGACTAATGCCTAAACTAACTATTAACGACACAAAATATGATACAGATGACTTTAATGAAGAGCAGATAGCTATGTATAAAGAAGTCATGATTGCTAAAGCTGAGATGAACCGATGTGAATATGTATTTAAGGTACTTGAAGCACGTTGTAATCAGTTAGCAACTATGATTGAAACAGCTTCTAAGGAAGAAGAAGAAAAAGAAGCTACTGATGGCTAAAAGAACAACAGCGAGATATCACAACTCTCGGCGTTACCGCAGTGGTCTTGAGAAACAGGCCGCTGCATTCTTAAGTGAACACCAAAAAGAAGTTAAGTATGAGCTACTGAAGATAGAGTGGGAAGACCTACGCTACAGAACTTATACACCAGACTTTGAGTTAGACAACGGCATTATAATTGAGACAAAAGGAATACTCGATAATGATGATAAACGTAAGCATTTAGCTATACAGAAACAGCATCCAGAGTTGGATATTAGGTTTGTATTTAGTAACGCTAATGCTAAGTTATACAAGGGTGCTAAGAGTAGATACTGTGATTGGTGCGATAAGAATAATTTTCTTTGGTCACATCGAATAATACCGCAAGAATGGTTGACAGAAAAGGGTACAAGATCTAAAAAAGATAAGATAGTACTTAAAACAAAAAGGAAAGATTAATGGTGTTTCAGTTAGACGACGATGAAATGGCTCTGGTTATCAAGCCTTTGTATGAAGCCAATGGTGAATGGGAAGGTGACGTAGCTACAGGAGTGGCTATGAATGAAACAATAAATCTAGACTTAAACATACAACGAGGTATGGTTAATATCATCACTCTAATGACATCTTTTCTTTCGTATTCAGACGATAAAGAAGAACTCGTAGACGAAGTAATCAAGTGGCGTGAAAAACTGTTTGCTGAATTAGATGAATCACCTTTTGCAGAGTACGAAACAGATGATAACAGTAACGTAATAACATTGACTAAGTTTACTAAGACAAAAGGGAGCGCATAATGGCTAAATGGAATCTAGAAAAACAGAGAGAAAACCAAGGGTTTGATCCAGTTAATAAACCAGCGCACTACAATCAAGATGGTATTGAGTGCATAGACTATATTCAACAAGTAGTAGGCCTGGATGGTTTCATCGCATATTGTCATGGCAACATGATTAAGTATCAACACAGATACCGCTACAAGGGTAATGGTGTAGAGGATATGAAGAAGGCAGCATGGTACTTATCTAGAATGAACAAGGCTCTTGCGGAGAAGCATAAATGAGTGACAAGAATTTTGACGTAACAATGCAGGTTACAGTCAGTAAAGATAACAACATCCTATCGTCTCATGAGGAGTCACACTCGGATGATGTAAAAGATTTAGTGTTGGATACGTTCTATGACGTAGACGATGTTGAAGTAAACAATGTAATAGTAAAAGAGAGAGAGTTAAATGAATAGTTTAAGAGAGTATCAAATTAAGGCGGTGGGCTTCGCTATATATCCTGCAACACATAAGGTTCTATACCCAACGTTGGGCTTGTGTGGCGAAGCAGGAGAGATAGCTGAGAAGGTTAAGAAACAGGTACGAGATAATAATTTTAATAGGCATGAAGTAGCGAAGGAACTAGGAGATGTACTCTGGTATCTGGCTAACCTGGCTAATGATATAGGGTATAACCTAGACGAGATAGCTAATATAAACATTGAGAAGCTTTCATCACGAAAGGAACGAAACAAGATACAGGGATCAGGAGACAACAGATGAACAATCACTTACCAACAGACTACCAATCATTCATACACAAATCACGTTATGCTAAGTATTATGAGGGTGATGGACGTGAATCGTGGGAAGATACTATTGTGAGATACTCTGCTAATGTAATAAGAAACTTGGCTGATCCTGAAACTAAGTTTAAACTGGAGCAAGCTATCTTAGGCTTAGAAGTGATGCCCAGTATGCGCTCTCTAATGACTGCAGGTAAGGCAGCAGACAGAGACAATACCTGTATGTATAATTGTAGTTACTTAGCTGTTGATGATGTTAAAGCATTTGATGAAGCTATGTTTATCCTACTGTGTGGTACTGGTGTAGGCTTCTCTGTAGAACGTCAATCCATATCTAAGCTACCTGAAGTGCCGTTTCTCTGGAACAGTGAAACAAACATTGTTGTAAAGGATAGCAAAGAAGGTTGGGCTAAAGCGTTACGTCAAATGATTGCATTACTATACAGTGGTGAGATCCCTACGTGGGACGTTTCTAAGGTTAGACCTGCAGGTGCGCCACTTAAAACGTTTGGTGGTAGAGCGTCTGGACCTGCTCCGTTGGTAGATCTGTTTAACTTTGTAATTAAGACATTCAAGGATGCACAAAACCGTAAGCTATCCTCACTAGAATGCCATGACATCATGTGTAAGATAGGCGAAGTAGTTGTGGTAGGCGGTGTGAGACGCTCAGCGATGATCTCATTATCAAATCTATCAGACGACAGAATGCGTCACGCTAAGTCTGGCTCATGGTGGGAGAATGATCCACAACGTGCATTAGCTAACAACTCTGTGTCGTACACTGAGAAGCCTGACAGTCTATCGTTTATGCGTGAGTGGATGGCGTTAGTTGAGTCTGGCTCAGGTGAACGAGGTATCTTCAATAGACAAGCATCTAAGGTACAAGCGGCTAAGAATGGAAGGCGTGTTTCTGACTATGAGTTCGGGACGAATCCTTGCAGTGAGATAATCCTACGCCCGAACCAGTTCTGTAATTTAACGGAGGTAGTTGTACGTGCAACAGACACACTGGACACCTTATCTGAGAAGGTAAGGCTTGCAACTATACTTGGTACTATTCAGTCTAGCTTCACTAAGTTTCCCTACTTACGTAAGATCTGGACTAAGAATACCGAAGAAGAAAGACTACTTGGTGTGTCATTAACAGGCATTATGGACAACCCATTGATGACCCTCAAAAACAAAGGATTGGAGAAAACTCTTGACCACCTTAAACAAATCGCCGTTACTACTAACGCTACTTGGGCTGAACGCCTTGATATCCCTGTCAGTGCTGCTATCTGCTGTGTTAAACCAAGCGGTACTGTCAGCCAATTGGTTGACTCTAGCAGTGGGATTCATGCTCGTCACTCAGCCTATTATATTAGGACTGTTCGTGGAGACAACAAAGACCCGTTGACAAAGTTCATGATTGATCAGGGTATACCTAATGAGCCAGACGTAATGAAGCCAGATGCTACTACAGTGTTTAGCTTTCCTATGAAAGCCCCAGAGGGTGCAACAGTTACTGCTGATATGACTGCCATAGAACAGCTAGAGATGTGGTTAGCCTATCAGCGTCACTGGTGTGAGCATAAGCCCAGCGTTACAATCAACGTAAAGAATGATGAATGGTTCGAGGTCGGTGCATTCGTGTACAAACACTTCGATGAAATGTCTGGTGTATCATTCCTACCGTTTAATGAGCATACGTATCAACAAGCACCATACCAAGAGTGTGATGAATCAGCTTACCATAAGATGTTAGGTATTATGCCATCCAATATTGATTGGTCATTGCTCTCTGAGTACGAGAGTGAAGACAATACATCAGGTAGCCAGACACTAGCTTGCTCTGGAGACGCTTGTGAAATTGTAGACTTAACATAAACAAAGGCATCAGCAATGAATATTTTATTAGGACTAGCTCTTACAATACACATGGATACTACAGGTGATTATAACTCGTATCATCCACACATAAGGTTTGAGGAAGGTCAATTCATTGCTGGTGCATACTACAATAGTGAAAGAAATATAAGCCCTTATATAGGAGCTAAACTCTCTAATGAGTTAGGCTTCTTTGAGTATGGTGTTGTGTCAGGCTATGAAGGCCAAGCAGGGGCATTACCATACGCAAGATTAGGCTTAACTTTAAGTGAAACAGGGTCACTATTTATTGCACCTGCATTTGAAAAGATATACGGTGAGGTAAGAACTGGAACTGTAATTGGATTTGAAATCTTATACTAAGGGATAAACATGTATACTATCATAACAAGAGATAACTGTAGCTTCTGTGACATGGCTAAGATGATGCTAAGAGAGTCTAACATAGCCTACACAGAATATAACGTAGAATCAGGTAGCTCTCAGTGGGTACTAACACTCATAAGACAGGCAAATCATACAACAGTACCACAGATTTTTGCTTCTGATGGTAGCTACATTGGTGGTTATGCAGAGCTAAAGAAATTTCTTGGTACTTTTGCTGAGGGCGCTTTGTAATGCAGTTAGACTTTTTTAAGAGTACTAATAAAAAGCCAGATCCTACCGCAAAGATATGTAAGAAATGTAAAGAACTTAGACCTATAGAGGATTATAGGTTATATAGAAGAGCAACAGGGGATAGAAACTCTAGGGATAGTAAATGCAGACAGTGTTCAAGACACTCAGAAAAAATAGCATTTACACTAAGAAAATCTGCACCTAAATATTCAGGATCTTGTGATTGTTGTGGTAAGGAAGAAGAAAAACCTGTCTTAGATCATTGTCATGATAGAGAAATATTTAGAGGTTGGCTATGTTCACCTTGTAACTTAGGTATTGGTACTCTGGGTGATACTATAGAAGATTTAGAAAACGCACTAGCCTATTTAAGAAAGACTGAGAATGAACAACAATCTTGAGCCACTACAGAAGCCCACACGCTCTAGACGAAAGACAACATACAAGGGTGCAGCAGTAAAGACTACATCAGGTATACTTCCAAGGACAGATAAACAGAAAGACTTAATAGACGCTATAAAAAGAAACCAACAAGTCCTAATACTAGGTCCTGCTGGTACTGGTAAAACTTATGTAACAGCTACTTGTGCTGCAGATTTGTACATCACTAAAGATATAGATAAGATCGTTATAACACGCCCTCACGTAGCTGTAGGTAAAGACATAGGGTTTCTTCCAGGAACACTCGAAGAGAAGGCTCAGCCGTGGGCGTTGCCCGTCCTAGACGTGCTTATAAAGCATTTAGGTAAGGGTGCTGTAGATACGGCTCTAAAGAGTGGTAATATTGAAGTTGCTACACTAGCCTTAATGCGTGGACGTAGCTTTGATAATGCGTTTATCATTGTAGATGAAGCACAGAATATAGAGATACCAGAGATTAAGATGCTGTTGACTAGGGTAGGTGAAGGTAGTACTATTGTGCTTAACGGCGATATCCAACAATCAGATCTAACAAGAATGTCTGGTCTTTATAAGATCATACACTTAGCTAAGAAACATATGTTGAATGTTCCTGTTGTTGAGTTTGGTATTGAAGACATTGTGCGTAGCGGTATCTGTGCAGAGTGGGTTAAAGTGTTTATGAAAGAAGGCTTATGAAGTTAGAAAAAGAAGCTAAAGATTATGTTAACTCTAAGCAAGAACACTTTGAAGAGATATTACTTTACGAGATACATAAGCTAAAAGTACACATAAGCAAAAGCCTCTGGGACAGTCCTGAGCTAGTTAAAGCTAAAGATTGTCTCACAGAGGCTTCACTGTGGGCTAAGGAATGTGCTAAGAAACACGGTATAAAGTAGTTAGGGTTTTACTAATCGTTTAGCGTTGAGTTGGTAAGCTTGAATAAGCATAGCTTCTTTAACGCTTTTCTCTTCATCAGTAAGATCTTCTTCTTTGTTTATCAATGTTCTTATCTCTTGAAAGGATTTACCTTCATAACCTAACATCTCTGATGGTATTGACCACGCTAAGTCTGCTTTCTTTATTTCTTTAGGAGACATAGCTTTTAGTTTACCTCTATAATAAGCAGTTAAATCTTTAGCAAACTCTGTATCTCCTCTAGCAAAAGCACTTTCCATTTCTGTAAAGATGTCTCTAGCTTGATCTTTGTATAATCCTACCTCATCTTTTACTTTCTCTTCTAATAAGAATGCTTGTCTTTCGTTACCTCCTGCTGCATTTTGATATGCAGGAGACTCTATAAAAGCTTTCATAGACATAGCTAGATTACCCTGCATTAACTGTTCTGTTAGTAGAGTAAGAGGTATATTCTTTTCTTTATAAGGATTATATAATTTATAGGGGTCTAACTGTAATCTAGTTAACTCTCTCTTAAGTGTATTTTTAGGAGGCATACCAACAAAACCCGTAAGCTGTTTAGTTAGTGGGTTTTCTACACGTAGAGGCCCATCACCAAACACATCAAAACGAACCATATCATATCTAGTATCTTTTAAATTTAGATTATCTTTAGAATAGCGCTCTTGAAATGTTAGTCTGCTAGAGGTATCAAAGAACGAAGAGAAAAAAGGTATATCAGGTAATTGTCTAGTAGCTCTCTGGAATGTTGATAGCTGTAAATCAAAAGGTGACCAATCTATTAATGAAGCTGTACTAGTTACAGTAGCATCTCTTGTCTCAGGGAAAAAGCTAGAACGAGGATCATACTGTCCATAGAAGTCTTTTAGTACAGCACCAGGATAAGTAAAAGCACTAAAATAATCACCTGCTAAGTCAAATACAGGTGTAATGTTTCCTGTTTCAAAAGATCTAATAGCCTTATTAACAAGCCCTGAGTTAGGTCTAAACTCTGTACCTAGTACTATCCTATTAGCATCTTTAAACATCTCTTTAGTATCTTTAAATCTATAACCATTCATAGCCCTAGCTATTTGATGTACTACATAGTTATGAGCTGCACCTGGTCCCATTGCTGCCTGAGCATTATAAGATGTTCCATCCTGTCCTTCTGCTTCAAACCATTCACGGTTAGCAAGTACGTTAGCTTCTTGCGCTTTATAGATACCAGCAAAGGTTACAGCACCTGTCATTGCCTTAGCAATCTCTTCATCTTTGATTGCTGTAGTAGTAAAAGGTCTTCTTACTAGAGTTAAACCTGTATAGTCACTAATAAACTTAGCTTGAGCTGCCATATATCTAGGGAAAGGCATAATTACAGTTAGACCTGATTTGTTTACAAAGTCTACAGCGCCTTTCATAAACTTACTTTCTACGGAAGCACCCTTACCACCAAATCTACGTTGAAAAGTAAAGGCTAAAGACTCATCTAAAGCTTTATCGAGTATATCATCAGGAAGTTGTGAAAGAGTACCCTTACCTAACATATCATATAAGTTTTTACCTAAAGCTTCGTTACCTAATGTACGTAACTCACGGTCTATAGTACCTGCTATAACAGCCTTCTTAAACACATGGTCTGACATAGTATTTAGAACGTTAGCTGCTTTACCTGCTCTAGCCCATTTAGAATTACTAATTACGGAAGATTCTGCTTGAGCTGCTTCATAAAACACTTTAGAGAGTTTTTCTGGTGCTTCTTGCATTAACATAGTCTGTACAGCATCCGCTACGTAGTGATCTTTGGTAAGATACTTAAAGGTAGCTGCAGAATTTTCTAACGTACCCTTTACACCTAAAGGAACGCTATTATTACCTTTTAGTTTTCTAACTACAGCAAGATTTAATTGGTCTACAATATCAAGCTTACCCATAATCACACCAAAGATGTTGTTACGCATTGTTGTTGCAGGTTGTGATGTCATAAAGGCACGTCTAGCGGATTCAATGTCTTTAAACTTATTAAATGCTCTACTTGTTACACTATCTTTAATAACAGCAGCAGTGTCTATTTTAGCTAACTCTTCAGGGTTTATATCTTTAGTTAATCCTGTCATTCCATTGTCAAACAGAAGCTCCATCTTGTTTTTAAACTTCTCAGCTTGACTAGAATCTATAGTTGCACCACCACGGCTTTTGATGGTCTTTTGTGCAAGCATTAAACGAGCCGCTTCAGATACTTCAGCTGCATACACAGCAGATAATTGATGATTAGTTAAACCATATCTACGTGCTATATCTGTGAATATACCTTCACCTTCACCACTATCAATAGCTCTGGCTAGATATTCTGTAATACGTTGACCTGGTTCAGGTTTAACACCTAGCGTACTAGCTAATTCATAAGATGCTGCACTTAGACGTTGCATTAAACTACTGTCTAATCCTGCTATTAATCCTTTTGGTAATTCACCACTTAGTATATCTACCTTTAAACGCTTACCTTCTTCTACAAGGGCAGGATCTATAGCTCTTAAGATCTTATCTGAAGTAAACTTCATTAGCTTAGCATTTTTACCGCCAGACTTTTTAGCCAAAGCAATAGCCTTTTTAGCTTTAGCTGTTGCCTTAGCTAATTCTTTTATCTGATTTTTCTCACCCATCCTAAGTTGATCTGATAGACGCTTAGCACCATTTCGTTGTGATCTTTGAGCTATATGATAACCACCTCCACCAACTAAAGCACTTAAACCTCCTGATAGTGCTACATTACCATAGTTAATATCGTAATCTTCACCTATCTCTCCTCCAGCTTTTTGTTTTATCTTTTCAACACCAAAGGAAGACCCTGCACCTATTGTACCATCAATAGCGCCTACTAAAGCGGCTCTACCTAAATACTTATTAGCTAGAGTACGTAAACCTGTTAGAGAGGCTTGCTTTCCACCCTGCACAGCTATACCCCCAGAGCCACCAGTAAATAATCCTGCAGCAATACTTGCATATGTAGTAGGTGCTGTAGCTATAGAACCTGCATAATCTAATATCTTAGCTCCACCATTATCTAATAAACCTTCACCTTTTGCATTATCAAACGCAAACAGTAAACGTCCGTAGGCTTGTTTTTCTTTTTCATCTACAGTGTCATCAGCTATGTAGTTATAATCATAACTCATACTAATCTCATTAGTAGATTGATATCTAAAATGTTCTAGTATATCTTCTACAACATCATCGCCTGTATATCCTTCTAGATCTTTGTCTGTGTAACCCTTACGCTTACTCTTGAGGAAGGATACAGCGTCTGTTATAAATTCTGGGTTCTTACGTAAGTCTGAAAGTTTTTTATCTTTCATAAACTCTGGTGTGTAGTACATGTTTAGATTAGACATACTTATATACCTTTAAGCTCTTTATAAGAGTCGCTGACTTTAATTCCTGGAGTACCTAAGACTTCCCTAGCTATTTTACTTATGGCTGCAGCTTTTTCCGCAACACTCATATCTGAATCTAGTATACGTTCAATAGCTGTTTTATAGGCTGGGCTTAGTGTAGCGGCTTCACCCTTTATATCTACTCTTCTTTTTATATTTTCTTCAATTTGATTTGCGTCTCTCTTAGATAAAACACTTTTGATCTTTTCCCATAGAGATAATTCATTATCAGTACTTACTTCATCTTCATCAGAAAAGAACTCGTTTACAACATCATTATCAGTATCCGAACTTATTCTATCTTGAAACTCAGCAGCTGTCTCATCTTCACCTTTAACTAGACTACTTTCAGAAAAACTAGGAGTTAAATCTACTTCTAAAGGCTCATCTCTCATAAACAAACCCTTGGTTTCATCCTTACCCGTATTACTTAATATATCATCAACAACAGTATTGCCTGTGCTTATAGTAGAACTATCTTCAGTTATACCTAATTCACTAAGTCTTGGTTGATTTAAATCCTCTGAAAGAGGCTTAGGAGGACGCATTATGGTTGATTCTTCTCCTTTTGAATCTAATCTCCCTACATAATCAGGGTCAAATATTTTAGCTGCATATTTATCTGATAGTCCTTGAGTCTCCGTAAACGAATCAATAAGTACTTTAGCTAATGTATTGTTTTTAACCCCATTATTAAAAGCTTCCATTTCTTCTGGAGTATTAATAAATTTTAATGTTTCCATTAACATAGGTGTTCGGTTAGTATTAGAATTAAATAAAGGACTCTGAACAATTAATTGCTTTTCTAGTTTAGCAAAGTTTAAACCTATTTCCTGCAACTTAGCCATAGCTTCAGCAGTATCTTTAGATCCTGTATTTGTTAAAAGGAGATTAAAAGCATTAGGATTACTTAAATCCATATCATCTCGTGGTAAATACTTGGCTTTCATCAGCCTAGTATATCTATCACTTGTAATTTGCATATCATCTGCTGTGTAGTCTGTTTCAGGTAAAGCAAAAGGATTTACGTTAAGCTCATCATATACAGTACCTCTATCGCCTTGAAAGCCTAAAAGATCATCTACAGGTACACCAGCGATTTGCATATTCTTTACTATATCTGCTGCAGAAGACTTCGGGTTCATTACAAACAGATTAGCAAAAGCATTGCTAACAGCGCCGTTAGAGTGTGCTTCAGTTTTATTGTTAGGATCTTTATTTAAGTTGTTAGCTATATTTAAATGTATAGTGCGTAGTGCATCTATAGAAGACATACCTTCTGGTAATTCGATACCGTTTTCTGGTAGCTTTAAAGACTTCAATATAGTGTCTTTATTTATTTTATTACCCATACCTAAAGTATTAAAAGCATCTTTAGTTACGTATATCTCTTTATAGATAGCATCTAAATTAGGATAAGCCTGAGCTAATGCTATATATTCAGCTTCTGATATATCAAAGTCTCTTTTTAAGTTATTCATTTGTAGAATGGAATTGTCTACTTCTGCGGCTGCTGTCTTGTATTTACTAGCATTAGATCTTGCTGTAGTCATCATATTATCAACATACTTATTTTGCTGTTCTGTACGTTGCTTTATACCCTCAGCTAGAGAAGTCCCTAAACCCTGAGCTAAACCCGAACCAAATGCACCACTAAATAAACCCATAATTAAACCTCTCTTGACATAAGACCTTCAGTAGGTGCGCTTTCTAACACATCACTGAATGAGTCTTCTGTTGTACCTACTTCTGCATCTGTACTTAGCTCTTCTACAACTTGTTCTTGTAGTATTACACCAGGATCTTCTGCGTCTTCTTTTTTACCTAAACCTACTTGAACTTTTAACTTAGCCGCTAGAGTACGCATTCTCTTCTCTTGTGCTGCTTCATCTCTGTCTTTATAGTCTAGCATTGTTTCTTTATAGTCTACACCTACCACATCAGCGATAGCTTTTACTTGTAAGGCTATATAAGGTTTTAGTATTAGTTTAGTATCTACAGAATGTATACCATTCATAACACCCGTAGACAACATGGAGTCAGCAACAATACTAATTGGTACACCTATATCTAAAGTGTCTATTAATTCTTCTTGTGCTTCAACATCACCTAGTTTTTTCATATAGAACTCTAGTGCATCTAAAGGGTCTGCATACATGGCAGGGTTTTCCCACGGTGCATTCTTAGGTTCATCCGTTAAAGACTGTCCAGGAACAGGTCCTTCAAATAGTGTAGGTATTGCCATTGTGTTTATCCTATTTAGTGAAGCCAGCGCCAAAGTAGAGGCCGACTATTGCTGAAACTATGTGTGTGTCTAGTGGGGTTATAACAAAACCACGAGCTGCTTTCCAATGTATTGCATCTGGTGCGCCTAAGAGCCAGTTAATAAAGCCACCCTGTACTTCTGTATAACCAACGATTACGCTTACGTCAGGATACCATACTGCTACTAGCTTTGGCAATACGATAATAGAGCCTACTGCAGATAAAGCTATGATCCTACGTGTCCAAGCAAAGTGTTTATCTTTACTGCCATGCTCTCTTGCATCACTGACTGCGCCTACAAGGGCTTTCTGTTGTTCTGCTTTAGCTTTATTGCTTTGACCCCAGATGGACATAACTCCACCTAAGACAGTAGAGAAAAGCATTGTGATTAATTCTAGTGGTAATCCAAACATTATTTAGTCCTATGGTCTAACCTGTAATAAGAAAGGTTCTAAATCTTTTAAAGACGTATGCGTACCTTGCTTAGCAGTACTTCCTTCTACAGAAGCCCATATGTCTGCTATTCTCTGTAGCATAGCTTTCTCTGATTTTTTACCTGCCATCCAATTATCATATCCAGTTTCTTTTAAAGCTAATCTACCTATAGATTCCTGTACCGCAGGAGAATAAATAGTATCAGCTTTTAAATTTAATTTATCTGCCCAAGAGTTTTTTCCTGGGGCTTGTGGAGTACCGTTTTTACCGAACAAAGAGGTATATACTACTTGATATTTACCTACAGCACTTGTACCATTTTTAGTTCCTGGCAATGTTCCTTTAGTGGCATTTATTAACTTTCTTTGGTAGTCTGCTAATTCAGACAACTTCATCTCTGTTATAGGTTTATTAGGCTTTAATGTATCTCCATAATTATAAACCATATCATACTCAGTAGTTCCTATGCCATGCTTTGCTTGTCTGCTTAATTTCTTAGGATCAGCACCCTCACCTAAAGCAATACGATCTAGAAGCTGTTGTGTAGGATCTTTTGCAACACTAGCAGGTTTAGCCATAAGACCTACTTTATTACCCTTTAGTGTAGAAATATCTTGTTGTCTATCTTGATCTTGCTCAATAGCTTTAGCTATATCTACAACAGGCGCTTTTTCTTCTACAAGCTTTTCTGCTGCATCAGCACGTACATCTTTCATTATGTCGGATTCTAGAATATCTCTCTCTTTTATTATAGAACCAGAGAAGTTCATAGGATACCCTTTTATAGAAGATAAGAACCTATTAATTTCTTCTGGCGAAGATTTAGGTCTTTCTGCTGTAAAGTTCATACCTCTAAACCTAGTTGCTTTATTTTCAGATGCTTGTTTTATCATGTTCTCAAGACTGCTAACAACAATGGAATCACCATCTAGTTTATCTGGAGATGGCGCTCTCTCTAACATACCTCTAGGCTCAGAAGGCTTTTCTTCTTTGTTTATGTATGCTTTTATTTTTTCCTCAATATCCTGCATCATCTTTTTAGTGCTGAAATCCTGAGAATAGTCTATTAAACTTGCCATTGCTATTACCTTTATTATAACCCTGCTTTACCACCAGAAGCCCAATTAATTAAACCAGGCCCTATTGCTCCTAAGAAAGAGCCTAAGCCTTGTCCCTTACCTATATCTATATTAGCTTGTATCTGTGCTAAAGACACTTCGTTTTGCATACCTTGTAGTTGAATACGTAAGGCTCTTTCTGCTTCATTCTCTGCTACTTTGTAAGCATAGCTAATAACATCACGCTCTTCTTGTATTATATTATTATAAGCAGTTGCAGTAAATTGGTTAGCAGTCATAGCCGCATCTCTGTTAGCTTGGTTTTGTGCTGCAGTCTCTGCTGTTGTTATAGACTGTGACCAAGCCGCATTTGCTTGAGCTACAACTAAAGCATTAGTAGCATTAAATTGTTCACGGGCTGTACGTTGTGTAGCATTATATTGATCAATAGTATTAGCCTCACCTGCGTTAAACTTATTCATAGCATTAGCTTGCTCACTATTATACATAGCTATGTTAGCACTTAGATTTGCAAAGAACTGGTTTGTCTGGTTCTCACTGGAAGCATTAAACTGTTTAGAAGCATTCATTGCTGCTTGATCTGTTAGTAATGCATTTGTAAGTTGTTGGCTCTTCATTATAGCCGTCTGTTGTGTATTCTCTAAACTAGCCATATCCATATTTAAGAAAGACTTAGCATTTTGTACTGCGGCTTGTTGGCGATTATTTAAGTTAGTTAAATCTAACTGAGACATAGCAGCTGCATCTGCCATGATCTTAGCGTTTGTACTGTTGAGGTTTGTTAGATCTACAGTCTGAGCCATTCGTGCATTCTCTAATGCTACCTGTTGTTCAGCAGTAAAGTTAATATTAGCAATTTCAGATATCTTGGCAGAGTTAGCTACTCTAGATTGAAACTCTTGATTAAATTCTAATCCAAGAAAATCTGCCCTCTTCTCTGCTGCAAACATAGCAGACTGTTGACGATTACTTAAATTAGTAAGCTCAAACTTAGCCGATGTTTGAGCATCCTGTACAGCTATAGGTAAAGCACTTTCCATAGCCGCTTGTATCATAGCTTGACCTGCCATTGAAGATGCAGATAAGCCACGAGAAGCCATTTTAGATGCCGCATTACGCATTGCACCTGCCGCCCAAGCAGGAGGAGACTTACCTTCAAAGTCTGCCATCAAGCCTGTAAGTTGACCTTGCACTGTAGCATCTGTTGATGGTGCGCCTGTAGCCGCTTCAAAGTTTGTTTCAACTCTAACACGATCCATATCAACAGCAGAGCCTGATATAAGTTCACCCTCTTCTAACTTACGTGCTTCTACGTCTGCAACTTTCTGTGCTTCATTAATTTGAGCTACACTTAAACCTAATTGAGCTAACTCTTGAGGGTTCATAGACTGTGCATCTACAAGTGCTTCAGCGCTGGGCTTACCTGTAGCCGCTTCTAACCTGTCTAATACAGTAGCTACATCCGCAGTAGCTTCTACAGCGTCATATGTTACCGCATCTTTCTGCTCAGGTGCATCAACAGGTGTAGCTGTTTCTGCTACTGTTTGTTCTGCTTGAGGAGCAGTAGTTGTAATTGTTCCTGTAGTAGGGTCTATCATACCTGCAGTCTTATCTTCATCAGAGACAGTTGCTACATCAGCGCTAGTTACTTGAGAAGAAGGGTCTTTTAGCATTGCAGAAGTAGATTCTGCCGCAGTTGGTAATTGTGTAACTTTATACTGTGAATAGGTCGAAGCTAAATTAGATTGTGCTGCGTTTATATTAGTCTGAGCCTTTTGTGCAGCATCTGCAAGAGCTTTGTTGCTAGGGTCTTTCTGTGAAGCTGCCATAGCCGCTTGAGCATCTTGTTGGGCTTTAGCGTAGGCATCTTGGGCTGAATCTAGGTTTGTTACACTACCACCTTCCTGATAACCCTGGACATACCCTCCTTGTGCCATACTAATACGTTTTGATGCTACCTCTGCCATCTTGCCTAGCGTAGATGCCGCTTTAGGTGAAGCCGCTAAGAATGCCGCTTGCTCATCTGCTTGCATACCCTGCATCTCTGGTATTATCTTACCCATTTGTTCAGGTGTAAATCCACCAAATTTCATAGCCATTTTAATAGTCCTTATTAATTACCCAACTTCATCCAAACTGCAGCAGCAACAAAGCTGAATATAGCAATGGTTGTTATTTTAACGAATGTATTCCATATACTTAAACGTGTTTGTCTCCACGTTGTTAATAGGTTGCGTACCTCACGTATATCTTCTGCGGCTGACTCATCATGTAAGCCTAACTCACGTAGAACTAACTTAGCTCCACGCTTAGCTGATCTGTCTAGTATAATCTCTAGCTCTTCTGGGGTCAACGTTATATTGGACATTATGCTGACTCCGTAAAGACCCAAGCCCCATGAGGAGCTTCACCTGTTAAAGAGAAGTTCTGTGAAGATGAATTACCATTGGTTGTAATACCTACAGATCCAGTGTTATACCAAAACCCCCAACGATGAGTACAAGTTGTATCTGATGCAGAAGAGGTATATCTAGTTTGGCTATACCCATCGCCACCTCTTTCTCTAGCGTACAAGAGTATCTCACCAGAAGCAAGTGTTTGAGTAGAACTCTTAGATCCATCTCTATCATAAGACCATTTGCCTGGCATTACGATACACATACCACCTGCCCATGCATTACCTGCTGATCTATTAAATGTATATGAAACATTACCTACTAGATTATGCGGTAGATTTATCTGATCAGCAGCACAATTATTATTACTAGCTGAAGTATTAAATACATTTGTATGTGTGTGAGTCATTGTTATAGGATCTGTTCTAGAAGAACCACCTTGCATAGCCGCAATACCTATTATTGTTGTCCACTGACTAGACGTATGTTGTGTAGTTCTTGTAGTATTGTTAGGGCAAGTGTCGTTGTTTTGATATCTACTATTAGGGTTGTTAGCACCACTATCATCTGATGTCATAAGTTGCCCACCAGGACTACTTTCAAGACTGACCCATATAGCTCCTGAATTTTTTACTGACCTAAAGTCTGTTAACTTTTGAAGCGTAGTACCCTCATAATAATTATTGTAGAAGTCACCTAAATCAATAGCTCCACTTGTAGGGATATCTGTATTGCTGTTGTATCCGAAGTTACTACGTACATTAGAGCCTCCCCTATAGAAGTCAGACAGGCTTATACTTCCTGTTTTATCGTATTCACTTCTTAGGTTAGCAAAACTAATTGCTCCTGATGCAGGTAGAGCCATTATACAGATCCATATGCTGTTACGTTACCGACTACAGTTAAGTTACCAGAACCATCTATCTTCATTTTGTTTGTACCATTAGAGGCAAACAATAAAGTGCCACCACTCTCTGTTATTGTCCAGTTGCCTAAATCTACAGTTGTAGCATTAAGAGTAGAAGCAGAGAATGACTGAGATCCAGAACCTGCTAGTTCAGCCTTAGTGTCTATCTCTGTCTGTAATCCATCTACGTTAGCAATAGTGTGATTGTGACTATCATCTGCGACTACAGTTGTTATACTAACATTACCTGTACCATCAAAGTTAACATTACCTGACACATCGCCAGTAAGTGCTATATTACGAGCAGTAGCTAAGGCTGTAGCTGTAGAAGCATTACCTGTAACTGCACCCGTAACGTTACCAGTTAAGTTACCCTCAAATGTACCTGCTACAAATGTTTCACTTCCTACGCCCCACTTGTCTGTTGATTCTGTCCAGACTAGAGATTTATTAGCTTGTGTACCACGCTCAATAGTAATACCTGCATCCTGACTTGGTGTACCTGTCTCATCAGAATTAAGTGTGATAATATTGTCACCAATGTTTACAGTGTTAGAGTTTACTGTAGTAGTCGTACCATTTACTGTTAAGTTACCACCTACAATAACATCATCAAATGTTACGTCTTGGTTTGTAGCTAAGGAGATAACACCTGTAGAGCTATTGTAGCTGATGTTACCTGTAGCAGATATAGCGTTTCTAGCTCTGGCTGTAGTGTGATACAGATTAGATGAGCCTTCTGCTATAGTATCTGTATTACCCTGTGTAAAGCTCATGACACCAGAAGTACTGTTGTAGCTTAAACTTCCTGTAGCTGAGATAGCACCTCTAGCTCTAGCAGTTGTGTGGTATAGGTTGCTAGAACCCTCTGTAATATCGTCTGTGTCGTGGTTAGCTACACTTGAGACTGTACCTGTTACGTTACCCGTTAGAGCGCCTATAAAGCCTCCTGTGGACGATACAGTGCCACCTACAACAATGTTACCAGAGTTAAGAGTAACGTTAGCTGAAGCTATGGTTGTGTTGCCTGTTATAGCAAGAGTACCGCCTACTGTAGTATTACCTGTCACTGCTAGTGTACCCAGCGCTGAAGTAGCTGCACCATTTAAGCGTAAAGCTTCTACATTACCTGAAAAGATAGATAACTGATTAGAGTTATTGGTTAGTTTACCAAAGCTAACACCACCATCCTTAAGTAATACATCTCCACCATCTGTATCTAGTGTAATATCACCTACTACATCTAAAGTTAAATCCCCATTAGATACAGTGTAAGTGTTATCTACAATAGTAGTATAACCATTTACACCTATGTTAGCTGTATCTGTATACAAAATACCATCAAAGAAACCATCCTTGAATTGAGCTGCACTAGATCCTAAGTCAATAATGTTATTAGCTTTAGGTAAGAGTGTTGATGTTCCTACAATAATATCCTGACCTGGACCTACTTTAGTTACAGGTGCGCCTTGTCCTGCTGATCCGTCATGAGCGTGACCAGAGGATGCGTTAAATGCGCTTTCTACAGCGTTAAACTCTCCGTCTAAATCGTCTGCGTCAATAACGCTACCGTTAGCGATGTTGTTAGCCGTATCTTGGCGTGTATAACCTGCCATAAGAGTTATCCTTTATTGTCTATCATTCTGTGTAAACTCAAGAAGTGCTGTATCTAGAGTAAATGCTGGGTTAGTTGTATTGTCTTCTATACGTATTGATATAGTCTTACCTGATCCTATAATCTGGTTCTGATAAACTTTATCTAGTTCACCACCAAATATAGCTGTGCCGTACAAGGAAGTAACTGCTCCATATATAGCCGCAAAGACACCTGTACTTGTAATGGTGGTTGCTGCAGGTTGTATTAAGTTCTGGTTGTTAGAGCGAGTAAAGTCATACTTTAGTGATAAGTCTATGTTGAATGCGCCTTTAGGGTCAATGTATGTAGTTAGCTTATAAAAAGTTTTACGTATCTGTGGATCTGATATAGGCATATAAGGTGATTCATATATAGCTTCTATGTTATCTCCATCAAAGGTATAACCTGTCTCCATCTTATATACGTAACCATCTTCATTACCAAATATAATAGTCTCTGAATACTCTGTATACTTAGAGTCTGCTACAAATGCTTTTATACCTGCTGTCTCACCCCATGCTAAGTTAGCTGCACCTTGGTTAGAGAACTTAGTTACGAGTAATCCACGAGCAACTTTCTTTTGTTCTGACTGTGTATAGCCAAAGATACGATATTGTGCTTTCTCACGTATAACAATAGAGCAGAAGTTAGATGTACTTTGAGCAAAGTTATATACGTCATCAGCTATTGGGTCAGAAGCAACTTCAAGTGAGAAGTCACCAATTCTATCTGTAGCACCTAAGAGTCTAATACCATCAGGAGACATATACATAATGTCACCACCAACCTCTTGTATCGTATCAGGGTCTAAACAACCAATACCTTCTGTAATAGGGTTTAACTGGAAGTCAGCTAAAGTTGTACCAGAGAGACGTTGTATGTTGTTTCTACTGAATATGATAAGCTGATCACGGAAAGCAATAAGGCCAGTAATATCATGGCTTACATTTATAACACCACCACCATTAGCGGCACTAAAGTCACCTGAGTCTGAAGGTGCTGAGAAGTATAAGTTAGAACCCTTAGAGAAGAACACTGTAGTCTTAAACACCGCTACCTGTTCTGCACCCTGTAAGTCTGATAGAGAAGAGATAAACGATAGACTATTAGCTGTATCATTAAACAGCGCTGGGTAGTTAGAACCGTCTACCATTATAATGAAGTCACCTGCTCCAAAGTTATACTCAGCACTACGGATCTTACCGCCTAAAAGTGCTGCCTTACCTAGTGAAGACCAAGTACCACCAGAAGATCTATGGTATTCAGTTTTAGGTGTAGAAGCTCCATCACTTCTAGCCGCTATATACTCCCCAATGTTAGCTACTTTAACACCTAGTACACGGCCTGTTCCTGGTACAATGCTGTTTGTTGCTTTTATATAGCCTAATACTTTACTGTAACCGCCTGATCTAGCTGGTTCAAAGTTCTGCAGTATAGTAGCAGAACCAACAGCATTAGCACCCTGTTGTAGAGGGCTGAGATTAGAGATGAGGCCACCCTTAAACTCAATAGGAAATGTCTGCCAATTAGTAGCCATCAGTAATGAACTCGTCTATCTCTTAGGTATTCTGTACGGTTAATGTTTAAGGATCTCATACTTTTAATGCCGTCCTTAAACTTGCCTTGCGATAGCTGTGCAGATTGAGTGTCACCTCTAAATACATAAGCATAATACATAGCGCCATCTACTATTATATGTCTGTATGACTCTGGTATAGAAGCAACGTCTGATGCCTTCTCCATATCAACACCATTAGTGTAATACTCATATATTACTTCATAGGCTTTATCTGGGGATGGTACAAACAGTAATTCTCTACTTGGCGCACGTACAACATACTGTGGTACACTTCTTACATCTGAGCTAGAGTTATACTCTACATCTGCGTGTTTGTCAAGATATTCTTCATAATTCAACACTTTAAGACGTTTAGTATCTACGTTAAGAGTATCATCACGTTTTAACCTAAAGCTATTCATATTAATAGTCTTACTGTCGTAAGGCATACTGTAACGTACCTCACCTGCAGTTAGAACTTCTGTCTCTTCTGCGTGATTCCAAGGCCACTCAAATTCTTCTTGGTGTATATGTCTTATAGAAGCATTAACAGCATCTTTGGTAAGGTTGTAATAACCCTGTGCTGTAGCAAAGTTAGATGTAGTCAGTTCTACTTCGTTAAGTCTTCTGTTAACATCATTAACTAACCCGATAAAGTCATAGGCCATTCTTATTTCTCCTTAACACGTACAAATACTGAACGCTCATATTGTAAGCCTTCTACTGTAGTGATTTTACATGTAACTTTGTATCTAACGTTATTAGTGCCAAGAGATAAACGTATTGTTGCTACGGTGAGTGTATTAGTCTTTTGTACCATCTGTAGATTATTAACAACTTCACCTGCATCTATCAGGGTCTTAGTACCGTCAGAGTCATCTATAAACCATGAAACACCTGATATAGTATCATCACCCAAAAAGCGTGACCAATCAATACTATAATCTAATACTTCGTCTTTATCTTTATCAGGCCATTTATATGACATTCGTATATTCCTTATGCTGCAATACGTACAACTCTATCTGTATTAGTCGCTTCAATTAGTACTGTTCTATTTCTTGGATCTGCAGGTATATTAATAGTATACCCCTGATTAGTTGGTGCTATAAATACAACACGTCTTCTGTCGAAGCTTGCTTTAAGACTTTCATAGTCAAACTGTTGTGTTGCTACAGTTAAGCTACCAGAGAATATGTTTAGTGGTACGCCTACTACTTCTAGTATAACCTGTGTAGATACATTAAGTGTACCAATAGCTATGCTAGATGAAACACCTACAGGTAAAACAAGAGCCTTAGCTTGTATATTTGACCCTGTTCCTACAGTAGCTGTAAGCGCTGGGCTAGTGATGCTTGTGTTAGCATCTGCCAATACTGTAGTTGTACCTAGATTAGCCTGAGAGTCAACCCCTGAAGGTGCAACATTAGCATTTGCAACAACTATTGTAGTACCTAAAGAAGATGTAGCAGATGTAGACTCACTAAGTGTAACACTCTTGGCAGTGACGACTACAGAGCCGATGCTAATAGTATTTGATGAACCTGTCAAGCTAAAGTTAGCATGAGCTACTACATTAATACTTCCTACACTACTTGTAGCAGGTACACTCTGTGCAATAAGACGTGTCTCTAATGTTGTAGAGAATGGTCCTGATGCAAAGGGAGAGATACCAAAGAACATGTTTTATCCTATTAAGTTTTCATAATATAAGCTAATGCCATGTAGGCTGGTTTGTTATCAAATGCAGAGCCAGAACCTGTAGAGCCTGTTGTACCTGAGATAGTGTGCGAGTGGTTTCCGTTAGCATTAATAGTTAGTGTGTGAGTATGCGCACCTGCAGAATTAGTAGTTAAAGTACCACCACGTCCATAACCTGCTTGGTTTCCTTGATTACCACTATTTTGTGGGTAAGCCAAACTACCTATAGATGATATAGTATGCGTGTGCGCACCAGCACTAGCAGTAGATCCAGTGTGAGCGTGACTACCTGTAGTATTGGTTGTACCAGAGAAACTGTGAGTGTGGCTTGGTATGTTGCCTGTAGCTAGAGTAACACTATCTTGGCCTCCAGTACTTAATTCATTAGATGTTGTTGCACCTCTAATAAACTTATTAGTTAGATTAGGTGTTCCGTTTGTACCGTCACACAAAGCCCAGCCAGAGGGTATTGCTGAAGTCTGTCCAGACCACATAACAATAACACCTTGAGGCACACCTTCAATTCCTGTTAAGTTTGCACCACTGCCTGTGAAGGATGTTGCAGATACTGTGCCTGTAACAGTAACACCTGTACTAGTTGTTCTTAAACGTTCAGCATTGTTTTCATAGAGTTTAACAAAACTTCTTGTACCACTATAGTCTTGAACCATAGTTGTTTCGTTTACCCCATCTGAACCTTCGCCTTGGAAGAATACGTCGCCACCAGCATGAGCCAAGTTTCTGAAGTAAGTATCTGTGCCATTGAAGCTTATACGGTAATCTGAACCGGCACCAAAGTATAAATAGTCATTGTCACCTAGTTTAGTGTAGTTATTTCCCCATTCTTGCACTTCTGAGCCAGCACAAACTACTCTGAACTGGTCATTTTGATGAAACTGCAAATAGGTATTAGTATCGCCACTGTGACGAATTGCATTTGTACCTGTAATATCTATGTTACCAGTTACAGTACCACCAGCTTTTGGTAAAGCGGCGTTAGCTGTGTTGGTTGTGTTAGTTAGCGTTCCATTTCTTGCGGCTATGTCTACACCATCTACTGTACCTGATA